ATAGCTAAACCAGAGCTTATAGCTGCGTCAAATCGTGTTCGGTTAGAAATATCAAACTTAGCCCAATCTTCTAAAGTTCTTTGAAATGGCATCGTACCCATGATTTCTGAATCTCTAAAAGTACCCTCTAAATCTAATCCAATATGTTGTTCTATATAAGATTCTATAGCTGCTGCGTGAGACTGTTTTACATCTTCTGATGAATTAGGAATACCACCTAACTCTCTTTCTGTTTTAGATAATTTATTAAATCTTTTGTCTGGTCTATTCATGCAGTAACCCCTGTAACCTCTGTTTTTAAAATGATACAACAACCTTGGTTTGTTATTTTCACATAATAATGGCATACCATAAAATATACAAGCCATTAATACTTCTTCAAAAAATATCTCAGCTGTTTGTGGTCGTGCAATGTACTCCAAAAAAAACTCGTTTGATGGTGCATCATCCATGTTAAATTTTGTCATACCATGCAAAGCTCCATTAGAACCTTTTCCCACAACAACACCAGAAATATCATATGAGTCACATCCAAATGACCCTATATGTTCATTTCCAGGATATTTCATTCCTTGTTTTGTAAACGATCTATTTTGCAAATGTTTAGCTGGTGTCCAAGATACTAAAAATCTTCCACTTTTATTTGGACTAAATATTACATGTGTATCTTTTACACCATTTGCCCATTGAAACGATCCACGTGTTACGTGTTGCCCTAATATTAAGGAATCATTGTAATCTATTTGTTGATATATTTTTGTTAAGTTAAACAAAGATTGTTTACTTTCATCTCTAAAGGCATGTGATTCTGTACGAGGAAACTGACGATAAAATTCATTTAATGCGTCTGCATCAGAAGATAATGAGTCAACTTCATTTTTCCAATAGTCAATTGCACCAATACTTATATTCTCACCATCAATACCAGCTGTAGGTTTTTGTGGACAGTGCAAAACTGGCATACCAAATTTATCTATATAACCCTCAAAGTTCCATTCCATTGGTATAAACAAACTATATAGTCCAGATTTTGTTTGACCATTTTGATTTCTTTTAGCTGCATTTGAGTCTTCATATAATTTTTTAAAGTTTCCTCCACCTTTATCTAATGCATTAGATGTTGAACCCATCATGCACTTTCCTATAATTTTACTACCTAATCTTAAACAGGTTTTAGTAACTCTCCAGTTGTTTAAAATATTTTCTGGTCTTTCCCATTTACCACTTTCATCGTGTAATAAGTATTGAAGTTTTTCACCATCATATGAGTTATCAGAAGTGTTTTTCCAATCTATTGTTGTATCTAATCCTTCAAGATCTTCATCGTCAGTTACATACATATTTTTTTTAGTAATTTTAGATGCAGGTACACGATAAGCTAATTCGGTTTTAGGCTTATCCATACCATCTTGGATAGGTTTAAAAAAGAAAGGATAGTTATTAGAAATAGGCACAACTTTATCAGTAAACATTTTTTTAGCATCTGCACCAGTTTTAGATAGTATACCTATACGAGCATCTCTTGTTATTGTTGCTTGATTTACACCTTCACAAGAACTCATAAAAGAAAAACCCGAACGTCTAATTTTCAAATAACACATTCCAAAACTTCTGTTATCTGCTTTACAAGCTTCCCAAAATATATAAAATATTCTGTTTGCTTCTCTAAAATCAGGATGGCCAACATCTATTTTTGTCCATTGCAAATACATATAATGTGTTCCAGTTATATATGTAGGTATACCATTATTTAAAAACCAATATCCCTCTTCTCTTTTATCAAACTCGTTTTCTATATAATCTACCCAAGAATTTTTAAAGTTAGTGGGCATTTCATTCCATTGAAATATTGATGATATTCTTTTTAAAGCTTTTGGTTGAAGCTTTGGTGTCCACATTTGATTTTCTTTTTTTTCTTTTTGATTATCAAATGTTTTTGGTGTTTTAGGTAAACCAATTATTACATTACTTATCTCATATACATCGCCTAATGTTCCATCTCTGGATATAATAACTAAATTATATTTATCGTTATATCCATACTTCCATGTTTTTGCTTTGTTCTTTTTAGCAAGAACATTTTTAGGAATATAATTAGTTAATATTTTATATATTTTATTTTGATCTTGACTCTGCAAATCCTTTTAATGTATTACTTTTATTTTCTTTAACATCACCATTAAGTATATCTCTTTCTTCTTCTATTTTTTTTATAATTTCAAATGCATCCATAATACACAATTTTTTTGTAGCTGCTGCATTTTTTAATCTATCCGCAGCTAATTCATCTTCAGCATCATATTTAATAATATCTTCTTTAGCCACTTTAACTAATTGTTTTACAGCTTTTTCACCAGCTTCTATTATTTGTAATTTTAATTCTTTATTAGTCATTTAATTTAATAGTTATATTTTTTGTAAACATACGGTATAAAGTTTCTTTTTCAACCTCAAACTGATATTCACTTTCAGGTTCAAATATTATTTCATCTCCTTCTTTCATTCCTAAATTTAAAAGTTCATTGTTTATATATTTAATAATTCCTGTTAGCGGTTCATATTTAGAGTGTTTATCAACAAAAGAATCTTTTTTTTCTACTGGTTTTATAAAACAATATTTTCCAGGAGCTTTCCATTTACCTTTTGTTTTATATAAAAAGTATTGATCATCATCAACAAAAAACAAATTATCTTTAAAATAACTTTTACCACTTTTTCTATTTCCATACATATCATTATAAAATTTAAAAACATTATGGTGTACTAATAATGTATCACCTACTTCAATTTCTCCTTTATAATGTAGAGGTAGTGAAACAACCTCAGCATAACGATTAGAAAACATATGGTCTTCTTCAGATACGCTGGTTACAAAATCTATTCCTGCTATAGATTTTACATTGTCATATCTTCGGTTATTGTAAGGTTTTACTATAAACGAATATAAAGCTTTCATTAAAAATTAATGTTATATTCTAATGTAATAGGTAGTGTATATAGAAATTCTTTCCAAATAAAAACTTCATCATTTTTTTCTACCCATAATTTATAGGATTGTGTTTTTTCACTTGCTTGTATTAAGTGTATTTTATAATCACCCCCCAGAACAGGTTGGTTTACTATATAATGCATTGATCCTGATTTATAATCAGATCCTATTGAAATTTTTCTAATATCCATTTTATTTTATTTATTTTCCTCTACTAAACCTTTGTTTATTTCTTCTGTTATTTTCTCTACTATTGGTAATGTACTAATAGGTAAAGATTGTAATAAACGATTTATGGTTTTAATAGAATCATCATTTAATTCTACTCTCATTTTATTTTATTTAATTTTTATTAAGGAACAGCTACTATAGGAATAAAGTAGTCAGCTCCATTAATTCTTACTTTCCATCTTTTATTTGCTGTTACAGTAACATTTTCAATAGTTCCTAATGGGAATGTAACACTTCCGATAGATAATTGTCCGTCATCAGGTGCAGTTGAATTTTTACCAATACATAAAGAACCTGAACCAGAAGCACTGGTATTAAATCCTATTGCAATGCTATCAGCTCCTGCAGCTGTAGCTGTAGCACCTATAGCAATTGAATTACTATTAGTTGATGTACCTGCTTGTGCTTGTCTTCCTATAGCTATCGTATCTGTACCTTTAGAGTAAGTTGACCTACCAATTGCTATTGTGTCACCTCCTAAATCTTGTACAGCATCTTGAGATTTATATCCAATAGCTATATTATGACTTCCGCTTACAGTTGGTGCTGATCCAGTTGAACCTAAAGCATATGTTCCTATAGCTATATGACCTGTTCCGCTTAAAGTAGATGTAGCTCCATTGTTATCAATCATGGAGTAAGCACCTATAGCTACAGATTCAGAAGATGTAAAATACTGCATTGCACGTCTTCCAATTGCTATTTGATTTATACCGTTTTTTGTTTGATTATTAGAAGTGTGTTGACCTGCAAAAGAACCTAAAAACACCCCTCCACCTGCAGCAGTGCTTGAGTTATATTGACCAGCAGAAGTTCCAATAGCTACTATTTCTTCTCCTATAACATATGTTGTTGTTTCTCCAGCTAATGCGTTTGTACCTATGGCTACTCTGTTTGTTGCATCATCTGTTCCTGGTGTTGAACCTGTATTACCTCCAAACTTTAATGCGTCTTTTCCAATTGCAACATCTTGACCACCATAACCACTTGACATTGCTCCTACACCAACTATTGTGTTACCAGTTTGTACTGTAGCAGTTGCCAGTGCATTAAAACCAACAATTGTATTTGAAGCACCATCTGTTATTGATTGTGCTGCTTGAGTTCCTATTATTGTGTTTGAAACTGCAGAACCTGTTTCAGCTAAAGTCCCTGTTGAACTTTTTCCTATTCTTACATTGTTAGTTGTGTTTTCAATAAAAACATATCCTTTTCCTGATCCTGCAGTTGAACCAATTGTTAAAGAATAATCATTATGAACAACATTATTATTATTTAAAGAAAATACTGTGTTTGCTGAGTCATAAAAAAGAACTGTGTCTTGAATAGATGCACCACCAGATGCCCACGCAGGTAATATACCTTCAGTACCTGTTCCTGTAACAGTTCCTGTGTTAGTTGTGTAACCTGGTGAATTAGTAAGTTGACTTAAGTCTGTTATTGATGATGATACTTGAATTGTTGAACTGGATGATATTGTAAGTATCTCAACTTGAGCTGTACCAGAACTTCCTTGACCTACTAAAGTAAGAACATCTCCTGCAGTATATCCTTTTCCTGCAGCATAAAGCTGTACAAAAGTAACTCCACTTCCTGTAACACCTGTTACTTTTATGCTACATCCTGAGCCTGTTCCTCCTGTAGTCCTATATATTCTGTTTAAAACATAATCTGCTCCAGGAACTGATGGAGAAGATAAAGTTGCTGCTCCTTTATCTCCTATTGAGATATCTCCTGTTCCGTTTATTGTTACAGCATCTGTTATATTATTTACAGAAGTAACTGGAGTTGACCAAGTTGCATCAACTTTTAAAAATTTATTTGTTCCAAAATCTGCAATTAGTGGACCAGGAACAAAACCTTGTACACCATTTACTGTTGCACCATCTCCTAAAGTAAATACATTACCTGTAATAGATACATTATTTGGAACACCTGATGTTACTGTTACATCTAAGCCAGAGCCACCTTGAATAGAAAGAATACTATTATCACTAACAGTTGCTGTACCTGTATCTCCATTTAAAGTAAAACTACTTGTAGAAGTAACAGCTGTTGCTAACTGACTAACAGTAACGTAGCTTCCTTGATTTTCATCTATTGCTGTAATTTGAATTGTAGCATCAACCGTACCTGCTGGGGTTAAATTCGCTGCATTTATTGTTAGTACATCATTTACATTATAACCACTACCATCATCCACTACAACAAAAGAATTGTTGGTAGCTACTATATTTCCATTTATGTCTGTTAAAAAGCTGACCTTTAACCCTGTACCTCCTGAAGGTAAAACTGTAGTAACTACGTCATTATATTGTTGATTTGCTGGAAACTGACCAGCTGAAACAATTGAAACAGTATATTTTACTCTATCGTTTACTATAATTGAATCTGTATTTTGCAAATATCCAAGAGCAGAATTATTAATTCCATTAACAAATGAAGTAAGATTATTTCCTGATAAAACTAAGTTACTACTTCCATTATAAAATAATTCAATATTGTCAGATGAATTAATATTTATAGGAGATATTGCACCTAAAGTTTGCGGAGTTGTACCTGAGTAAGCAAAACTAATTTCTGTATCACTAACTCTTGTAACATCAATATCTGTACTTCCTGTAAACGTAATCTTTGATACATCATATTTTTGTGCAGTTTCTAATTCAATATCAATAGTAGGATTAGCGTTAGTTGGTGGAGCACCTGTTTGTGATACTAAAGCTCTTGAGTCTGGATTAATTCCAGGAACAGAAAATAATTGTATTTCTCCTTGCGGAGTAAGTGTTACACTTAATGTTTGAGGGTTACTTAATGAAGGGTAACCTGCAGCTTCTTGAATAGTAAGAATCGCACCTGAAGTATAATTTTTACCTGCTGAATAAACTGAAAATCCTGATAAAACTCCACCTGTATTCGTTGCTAAAATCATACACCCAGTACCAAAATCAGTTGACGTTGTTGAGAAGGCAACTGGATATCCAACATTATTCATTGTTTGATAAGGATCTATTGTTCCACCTATTGCACTAACCGATGCTATACCTCCTGTTGGTAGTGTTGCTGGTGTCGCAACATCTATTTCTCCAGAACCGACTAAAGTTAATGCACCTGTCAAAGCATTCAAAGAATCTACTACAGTACCTGCTACCGAAGGAACACCCCATGTGTTATCTGCACGTAAATAATGCGTTAACATTGTTGTGGTGTCTAAAGAACTTGTGTCTGCACTTAACCCTACTGTCAGCTCATTAAATGTAGATGCAGGATCGCTTATGTCAAGAGATATATAGCTTTTATCTACCGCTGGTGCTCCTGATATAGTATTAACTTTTTCTACAAAAGTTATTGTGTTATTTGTTACGTCTACTGTTCCTGCAAAACTGGCAGGGTTTGTTGCTAAACCAAAAGAAGTAACACCTGCTGCGGCTGTTGCTGCTATAGTAATAGAGTCCGTACCACTATCTGTAATAGAGATATTTGACCCTTCAACTATCTTAATAGTGTCTCTTACTCCTCCTGCATTAACTAAAGATATATCAGCTTCTGTCGGTGTTATTGCTGTTACCGTTCCTGTTACTAAACTACCTGGTGTACCTCCATTAACCGTAAAGGTGTCACCAACTGCATATCCTGTTCCACCAGCTACTACTGTTATTCCATTTAAATCTATAGCACCTCCTGTATTAGTGTATGTAACTGTTAAATCATTAGCACCACCTCCTGTTACAACTGTAGTACCTACTGTTCCTGGTGCTGTGTATCCAGCTCCTCCTGATGGGTTTGTTACTGTTGTTGTTGCTCCAGCTGCATTTGCTTCTAAAGTGTATGGATTGTCTGTTCCTGAGGATATATTTGTTATTATACCATAGTCATCTACAGTTACTGTTGAATTATTATACGTTCCTGCTGTAACCGCTGATTGTGCTGGTAAATCTACATTTATTGTTCCTGAGCTGGTAATTGGACTTCCAGTAATTCCTATTGTTGAATTAGATGATGACAATGCTATTGAAGTTACCGTTCCTCCTCCAGCTGAAGAAGCTATCGTAAGATCATTATTGTTATCTAAATTTAAAGTAATACCTGAACCTTGATCTATATTTACAGAACTGTTTCTTATTGAATCACTATTTTTTAAAGCTACTGTAGATGCATTTACTGAAGTAATTTGTAAAGTTCTTGCAGTAGTTGGTGCTGGGGTTGTTCCTGTTATTGAAATAACATCACCTACTGAATATCCTGAACCTGCTGCATTTAAAGTCATTGATGTTATTGCACCTCCACTATCAATAACTAAGTCAAAAGTTGCTCCTAATCCTCCCGCAGGACTAACTGTAGTTGCAACATTTGTTGGACTTGTATTTATAGGATAACCTGCACCAGCGTTTGTTGTAGTAGAAGTAGCAAAACCTCCAGTAGCAACAAAGCTTAAATCCCAATCATTACCTGGTGGTACTGTAAACCCACCTGTTTGACCATAATAAGTTCCAGAAATTATAGCAAAGACAGATCCTACCGCATCATTATTTCCTGATGTAATAGTAAATGTATCACCAACTTGATATCCAACTCCTGGATCACTTATTGATATTATTTCATCTACACCTCCTGAACCGTCTATTGTTATGTTTACTTTTAATCCAGAACCTGAACTTGGTGATACAGCAACTGTATCAAAAGTTCCAGCAGTAACATAACCAGTTCCTGCTACAACAGGAGAATCATCTACAATACTAACAGGACCTCCTACTACTAAGTTATTTGAAACTAAAGCACCTGTTATTACAGGTGATGCAGGTATTGAGCTATCTACTGATAAATTAATGTATGGTGTTGAAACAGCTGATACGTCATTTACCTGACCACCTCCTCCTGAACCATTAGTCCCCCAAATTGGTGTCGTCCCTGCTCCTTGTGATATTAAAACTTGGCCTGTAATTCCTGAGTCACCTTTTAATTGTAATTCACTAAAGTCTCCGTATAAATTAAAAGCTCCGTTTTGTGCTTGAATAATTCCTTCTGTAGGTGAAAGACCAGATGCTGCGTTACCAGTTAAACTTATTATTGAATTTGTTCCAGATGCTGTATTTCCATTATCTAATACGTTTTGTAATGTCGGTGCTATTTGAGCATTTGACCATACTGGAGTTGCTCCAATACCTTGAGATAAGAGAACTTGTCCTGCTGTTCCAGCAGCTCCTTTTAAACGTAACTCAGAATAATCTCCTGCTATATCTAAAGCACCATTAGTAATTTTTAAAATACCAATATTTGCTGATACTCCAGTATCTCCATTACCATCAACATTTACAAATCCACTAAAATTAAATGTTACACCACTTGCAAAAGATGATGTTGAAGTTCCTGTAAATATAACACCTACATCTGTTGCTGTATTTCCTTGTGTTAATACTGATTGTAAAGTATGAGGTGTAATAGTTGGGCCACTTGACCATTTTACACCTCCTGATCCTGTTGAAACAATAGTTTGACCTGCTAATCCTGTACCATAAATGGGTGGTGTAGGTGATACAGTAGTACCATCGTCTATACTAATTCCTGATGTTTGTGATATTTTTAAAACAGAAGAATTAACAAGATTAAAATCTCCAATATTTACATCTTGAGGATTACCTATGTTTACTGTTCCTGACCAATTAAAATTGGTAAGAGAGTCTCCAGAAAAATTAGCCAATGTTAAACCTGGTTGACTAATACTAAATCCTCCATCTTGTAATACTAAATTTTTACCAGCTACAGTATTTCCTAAACCTACAACATCATCCCATGTTTGACTTGCTCCTGTTGGTGTAGCCCACCTTATTCCTGTTCCTGTAGATTCTAAAAACTGTCCTACAACTCCATGAGTTCCTTGAGCTCCTGCAGAAATTACAGTCGGGAATACATCCACAGCTGTTAGTATTCCCGTTCCTGTAAGTGTTAAATTATTAGCTGCAGAATTACCAATACTTAAAACTGAAGTTAAGTCTTGAGCAGCTCCTCCTCCTCCAACTATATCGCTAACTTTAAAGGTAACAGTCCTATTATTATCATTTACGTCAGTACCAATTAGTAAATCAGAACCAGCGGGGATAATAGTAGGATACGCTGATACATCAAATATTTTAGCCATATAGTTTCATTTTTACTTGGTTATCTTCAAATCAGGTGTTTCTTCTGGTTTTTCAGTAACAACTCCTGTTTCTAAATTAATGGTAGCATTAACTCCATACTTTTCCATTAATGGTTTTTCTTCAGCCTTAAAAGCTTCTTTTACTTCACTCATTCTTTCTATTAGTTGATTTTGTTGTAAAACACTATCTCCTAATTGAATTTTTATAGAATTAAACTGCTTTTGCAGTTCTTGTAATTTATTTAGTTCGTCTGTAGTTAATTTTACTTCTTTTTTTGCCATTTGATTATAATTTAATTAGTTAATAAAGCACAAAGATACAAATATTTTATTTAAGAAATTACGTTGGAACATTCGTGTTGAACGAAGGTGAACCAACACCAGATCCTGTAAATCCATTGCCCGAACTATCAGTGTATGAAGTTCCTGTACCTTCATTAAATCTCCACCATGCAGTAAGGTTGGCAGATTGATTATAATTACCAGAATTTGCACTTAAATCTATAGGTGCTCCTGAATTATAAATAGCTGAAATATTAGTAGCATTTAAAGCTGTAGAAAATACTGCATAATTATTCATTTCACCATCAAAAAAGTTAACATTGCCATTTCTTCTCCACACTCCTAAACTTGAATTACCATTGTAAGCCAAAGTAACATTTTGATTTCCACTTCGTGTGTAAGTGCCACTATATGCAGAACCGTTAATATATATTAACCATGCATTTCTATTTTGTGTAGAACCCATACTTCCTGAAGGTATGACTACTGCTAAATGATACCATTGGCCAGTTGAAATTGTTGAATTTGCTGTTCTTGTAGTATTTCTATTGCTACTACCTGCACCTGTAAAACCTTGATTCAATCCCATAACATGAAATACTACAGCTCCATTTCCGTTTACAACCATTTTAAGACCATAGTAATTATTAGTACAGCAATTTCCTAAGTCATAAATAAAATCACCACCTCCTGTACCAAGAGTGTCAATATATACCCAAGCTGTTAAAGTAAGTCCGCTACTATTAATAGAAGATTGAGATGGGTTTAATGAAGAAGAAGTTTGATTTCCTAAATCAACATATTGTGAACTTCCGTTTAACTCAAGTGAAAAATTTGTACTAAATGATGAACCAATCTCAACTGCATTAAGTTTTTCTATTTGAGTAGTACGAGATAAATCATTTATCTCTGATATACTGTCTACCGCAACTGCATTAACCTTTGCTATAGACATATTAAGAAAGTGTTATAAATGTATAGTCTGGATTAAAAAATATTTGCCCATTGGTAGTGTCAAGTAATTGACCAACTATTCTAACGACATCACCAGAGGCACTTGGTGGTTCTGTTACTAAGTTACCTGCAGTTGTAGCTATATATAATAATTCACCATCCGTTCCTGGATCATAATTTAAAGTATATGTTCCTCTAATCAACATACCAACCGAGTTAGAAGCTCCATTACCTAATGCAATTGCTAAAGTACCTGATGAGGTTGACTCAGCATCTGCGTCAGCAGCTGCCCATTGGTCTTGTTGATAAACATATACCTTACCAGCTGTTACTGTAGTAGAATGCCAATATACTATATCACCTTGATATGATAAATCTGTTGTTGAGGTTTTGTCAAATTTTCTATCACTATTCCAAACACCATCTGTAATAGTACCTGTAGTATTTAAATTTGTTAGACTGGTTACCGCTGTTGAATCAAAAGCTATAGTTCCAGATCCTGTTATTGTTCCACCAGTAATTGGTGAAGTTGTAGCAATAGAAGTAACTGTACCGTTATTATCAGCTGAAATGGTAATAGTACCTGATGAGGTTATTGGTGAACCCGACACGCTTATTCCTGTTCCTCCTGAAACTGCTACTGATGTTACTGTTCCAGAATTTTGAGTTATCGCTGTCCACTCCATTCCTGAAGCAACACTTTTTAAAAACTTACCAGTTCCTGAGTCACCGTCTATTTGAATATTTCCAGTAGCTGACATAAGAATATCCGAACCACTTTCCATATTTAATTCGTCATTCAAGGTTAAAGTACCTGCCATTGTAATATCATTAACACCTGTAATGTTGTTATTACCCATAGCAAGACCAGAAGTCATATTGATACCTGCCATATCTGAAGATGAGGTTGTAGTAACCCCTCCTGTTACTGATACACCTGTATTTGTTGTTGTT